CCGAATAGCCTATCCCACTTGAGCAATCGTTCTATTTCCTTCATACCCTTTATTTCCTCCAAACGAGCCATGACATACTCATTCGGGTCATTATCCACCGTGAAACCAGCCCGTAACATTTCATCAGGAACAATATCAACTATTCTGCGAGCAAACCCGTCATCCACGTACAGATCCAACAGTTGAAATTCATCCATGAAGTTTTTTGCATTGAACTTCGTGTGTACCTTCTTATCCTGCACAGTACCTGAGCCGGTCAATAGGTTATTCCACCCATCCCCATTTAGCCGTTTAATCTGCAAAGCCATGTCCATTTTAATCGCCATATTGTTCCCCTATTTTGTTGTGAGCTGTTCATATGAAAAACTATCCCAACCTGCAAGCGTATGTAGCACATATCGTTCTGGATCTTTTGTGTGGTCGTGCTTTTTGATGGGTTTATCCTCACCCTTTTTTGCAGCATTCTTATCCCACAAATACGCACCATAATCCATGATAGTATTTGTACAACACGAGCAAATTTTATACTCTCCTGAGCAGAGCAACCTTGCTTGTGTACGTATTCCGTTCAATACATCATTATCAGCGTCATGCATTACCGCAAATATTTTCTTGCGAAGGGCAACCTTAAATGATGCTGCAGATGGGTCAATCACGATACTGCAAGGAGTCTTGCCTATCCATTTAACAAAATCATTAGCGTATTCCGCATCATCCTTTTGTCTACCTGTGATAGTTGAGTCATAATAATACTCACGTTCACACCATATTTTAGGGGACAACTCAGGATTAATACCGAACAACAGAAAGCAAGTGGGGTTGCCCGTTCCATAGTCAATACCCACAACATACTTTTTTGCTTCGCCAGGGGGCTTAATAATTACATGTTCATCCTCATCAAAGAAGTCATAAACAGCACCCTCAGCCATTACCCACAAACCGTCAATGAATCTCTTATACCACAATCCACGGTATTCTTTCTTGAGATTCATCTTAAATTTTTGAGATAGGAATGGATTATCATCAAGTTTGAACTTAAATGATGCCATGTCCAACACATTTTTACGGTCAAGATAGTCTTTTTTGAGATAGTGGTAGGGATTGTCCGGATTAGTACTGCCGAAAAATTTAGCATCATCAGGAGACAAACGAGACAACATCATAGTGAAGAATGATTCTGGCCATAGCGTCAATTCATCCCCATAAGCCCCACCAGCGGTCATTCCTCTGATTTTTCCCTCTGCCCGTTCATCACTTGCCCCTACAACGTGACAACAACGATCAAAAATATAACATTCCGCTTTCCCGGAATAATATCGGCAATTATCGCCTAACAATCCTTGTAGCGGTCTGATGATATTACGTACTGTGCTGCGCTCTGTTCTTCCGATAATCAACAGATCTTCGCTGGGGGTATTATCAGCACCTACATATTGAATCCATCGGTACAGGCTGGCGATAGTTTTGGAAGATCGCACAGCACCTTCCCATATATTCAACCGGGATTGTGCTGCGCGTATGCTATTTGCCTGTATGACAGAAAGTGCCATGTTATTTTATCTTTATTTGCAACAGTGGATACTTCTTAATGAGTTCATTTTTGACAAATATTGGGTCAGTATTATTTTGCAGTAAAATACCATCACCGAATAAAACAGCAGCAACTTTCCATAAGATAACACTCACTATTCCTTGCATAGTTGTGGGTATTCTCTTGAGAAGAATGCGCAATCCTATTCCTACTAAGATCAATATTGCGGTATAAATTGTGATGGCAATAGTATTATCTTGAAGCATTTTTGTGAGCGCGTTCACAATATTATCCCCAACAACTCCGTTTCCTGTGAACGCAAACACTGGGATAAGACACCACAACAAAACGCTAACAACAAGAATCAACAAATTCATATTCCTGAGCTTATTCATTCAATCTCCTCTGTTACAGGGTTATTAAGCATTTGTTCAATAGAACTGAGAATTGTTCCCTTATCGTTTGCAATACCTCCTTCTCCCACCTTTCCCTCACTACGGTCTGCAATAAACATTGAAGCCCATGGGGCAGCGGCAATAGCCTCCATGTATACTACCCGCAACCAGGCCTCACGCATTGTCATTTTTCGTAATTTAGGAAAATAATGACGAAAAGCAGTCAGTATCTCACCTGAGCATTCTTCGTCATGTAGTTCCAACAAGAAATTTTTAATAGACCTATGCTTGCGCAATCCGTCATATACACACGGTAGGAGTTGTTGCCCAGGCTGTTTAGGGCGTAAATTAGGATATGCTGTGCCTGGACCGGACAGCATCTTTCTTACACCATTTCCGGGCAGGTTTTCTGTTGTAGAAACGATCTTGATTGCCATATTTTTATCACCATTATTTTAATTGTGCCATCATACTTCCAAGATAATAATATATGGCCTCCAATTTAAACAATGGTTTTATCTACAACATCATCAACTAAATTTTCAGTGCCCTCCTCTCTTTAGCAAACAATTTGCACTCATCAGGGGACCAACTTACACTATCAGTATCGCTTGCGCCAAAGAGGCACCAAATTCGTTGTTCGGTCAATTCGTTGACCGATTTCATGAGTACAGACCTATCCTCTGCAAAATACCACCAGGTTGGCGCAAATTGCCCATCGTAAGAGCAAACCTTATCCACTACGGTACAGACATTACTTATTCGTTTGCGATTAAGGCACACACCATCTCTCTTACCGCTATCAAAAATATATTGACAACTTGCCCAAGCATCACTAAACAACTTTTGATACTCAGGATATTTAAACCCCATAGCATTTACATTGATACTATGTGTTTGCTTGCCATCCGTTGTTGTAACTACAACCAGCGGTTGTCCAAGTATCACCCTCTCAATGTTGGCGTGCTCTAATAGCCCCTTGTATTGCGTATCTTTAGGAATTGCTTTCAATATCTTCTCCACAGAACTACTACTCAAAATTATTCTACCTGACCCACTTTCTCCCCCCTTTCCTTGTAACGGAACGAGCGCCACCCGTTCTTTCTTAAGGGGAGAAACCCAACACCACACCTTTGAATTACTCGCTACAACACTACCATCCGATTCAATACAAATACAATTCATCGCAGGATTTGTCTTGTCTGGCGCACAGATGTTAAACACCTGCAGGCTATTTTTTGATATTATCATTGAATACTCCTTTGTTAACAATCCCTTACAATTGTACAATCCTCACTTATGTAAAGACCGCCAGCACCTACCTCAAGTTTTTCAATTTCTTCATTATGATTTGTTTCAAATATCTCTGATAATTTCTCAAGAGTCCACCCATAAGTACAACCTTCCGGGCAATTAGAAGTGTGAATTGAAAATTCTCTCATTCATCCTCCCTTGCGAACATTTTTACCACTTTAGTACACGCCCAATAAATTAACAACACAGGAAAGTAAATACAAACCAACAATATTACATACATTACAACTATGACAGACAAAACCAACTTAAGTAATATATTTGTTATCATTTATTCTCCCTCACTCGTTTTACAACATTAACAATCTTAACAACATTAAGCCGGATTTCTTTCTTGTATCTTGCGGATATACTCCTTGATCTCATGTAGCACTTCGCAATTGCCGCAATTCTTTCCCGTTTCTCCCATCATCGCATTAACTACCCAAACATCGAACAAATCATTCTCAACCTCATTCACAACTTGAACAAGAAGTCCTTCGCGGCGCAAAAGGGGGACAAATGTTTCTTCAATCCATTTTGTTGATCGTTTATTACTTGCATTGCCACTACCACTTTTTATTGACGTAGTCAAAATTCTATGCACTATTTCCTGATAGGGGGTGTCTGCATAGCTCCAGCCATTTTGAAATTCCGAACAGGCGTATATCCTAATCGCATCCAAATTCAACAATGTTGGCGTGCCAGCCCGTTTTTGCGATTCATCACGGTATTGAATCAACATTTGTTTTAATGCCATCCACTCAACCATAGCATGCTCAATCTTCATTGAAAAACTTCCCACCATTATCGTTGCATCTATCGCTCTGTACAACGAAGGGGCCATCGTCAACGATACTGTGATACGTCTTTCATCCGGGTTGAATCTGGGTTTCCCCTGTTTCCTCAGTACTCCCATTACTCACTCCTTTTTTGATTGTTTAAAACTTACTGTTAATTTGTTTAACAAAATATCCTAAAACTTACTGTTAAACCTACTGTTAAAAACACTGTTAAAACCTACTAAAATTTTTACCCCCCTTTCGCAACATTACTATTCCGTACATGTGTGGTGTAAATATACATATCTAATATATTTATATAATTATTTATTAATCATATTACCTCTGTGTAGTAGAATGTCGATATACTGATTTGGCGTTTTTTGTATCGTTTTAACAATATTTCATTTTTCGTTGTCAGTAATTTTTTATA